AGAGAGAAGACTTCCCATCAACTGACCTGAAGTTTGAACACCATCATCCAATCCAATTGGATATCGGATGATATGTGGTGAACATTCCCATCGAGCCCACATCTTTGTAGGTTCATGGTCAATTTCGGAAAGTATTCCTTCTAGTAGAGCATTGGTAACAGACATTGGAAAATTGTCTGTTGCTGCAGTATAATCTCCTGATAACCAGAGATCCCCTTCCTCTGATCTGGAATCAATCGATTGAATTTGTTGTTCGATTCGATCGATCCAGGCCAAAGCAGATTCCTCAAAGGAATCCAGAAGGGAACTCTTGGTACACCCACTAGTTAATGCAAACTGGGGCTGTTGACCAAGGTACTGAAATAAAGCCATTTGTAATGGTTTCAGAACCTTAGTCTCAGCTTCAGCTTTCGTAATCATCCGAACCTTGAGTGGTTCAGACAATGCGATAGCATCAACAACAGGTGGATGATAAGGAGGTAACGCAGAAAACCTCTGCACTACTTGATGATCAGTGGGAAGATGAGGCATTTCAACCTCTCTAGCATCAATTCTTGCACAGACACCTTGGGAATCCTGATCAATTTCAGCCTTAATTCGGGCAGAGACAATCTTTTGATCCCAAAATCCTTCAAGAAATTCATCATGATAGGAAATATGAAGTTCTAATTGTTCCTTAATTTTAGAAACAAGAGCTTCAGTTCCCATCAATCGGGTTCCTTGAAAGAAAGGTTCTTTATTGGGTCCACTCTTCCGCGAGGAAGGTGAGCCCCAACACTGAACATTCTGTGTAATGAAATGTTCATACTCCTGTGAGGGAGAAAGAACTTGATGCTTCTTCAACCAGTGATTATCATCCTCTGTTTTCGCTTCCATTCTCTGAAGATACATCCTTGTCCTTGGATGATCTGAGGTTCCATCTTTTAGTAAAAGAATCGGAATCTTAAATCTCCTCCAAACTGCTTCTGGTTCTTCAACGGTCAACCCATTACCTAGGTTGTTAAAGTTGGATCCAAAAGCCATATTGGAAGTGGCAATGATGATAGGAGATGTAAAGAGTCTCCCCTTATCTTCTAGAGAAGCCATAGGTAGAACATAGCGATTACTGGAAACGAGTTGTTCAAACTCTGACAAATCAGAACGGTCTTCATGATTCTGTCCAAAGTCATCAAGTACAACTATGGGTTGGTTTCGATAACCATCCCAATGTGAAGTTGCACAAGATCGACTATAGACCACATCATTGAATTCCATTTCTGAAAAGTAAAGTTTCCATAATCTCCTCGTCAACACCTGAACAAGGGTAGTTTTTCCAGAAGCAGGAGGTCCAAAGAGACCTACTACTAATGGTTCTAACCGAGTTGCTCCCAGTTGATTCTGAGAGTTAAGGTGAAAAGACTGAGGATCAGAGTCCAACTTCCTTCCCTGAAGATCAGATATCAAAGTTCCCATCGCGGAACCTTTGAAATACTGTCTTTGGGGTCGAAGTTGTTTCTCTGCTCCTCCCTTATGACGAGGTAGTTCTACTGTGGCACGGGTATTAGGGAATACAGTTTTCTTGGGGTCATAGAGACCCCGATCACTGATTTCCTTACCTACCTTCTTTCCATAAAGATAAAGTTTTCTCAAAAAGTCCTGAGGGACAATGAGACACTCATCTTGTGGACGACAGAGAGATTCACGATGTTTTTCGTACTGTTCTTCAATCATATCAACTCCAACTGGGGCACAAAGTCCCTTTGATTGGAGGATATTGAAGTACAGACGACATCGAAGCTTCGGATTAGTTTCCAAGTTTCGATCTAAACGCCGTTGTGTCTCTCTCGGGAAGATAGGAATTTGGTATTTAAAAGGATCTGGTCGTTCCTGATTCATTTGAGCAGAAAAGAGATCATTCATTGAAAATTTGATCATCTTGACATACTCTTTTTCCTTCAAGTGTTTTGGAAACACCCGAAGGTAATGCAACAGGAGTCGAAATTTCCGGTCAGAAGTGGAATACAAATTCACTACCCGACTGGCTCGACTAGACCATCCTTTAAAATACCATCTATACCCAAAGAACGATTTCTCCTTGACTTGCCTTTTTGCAGGAAATCTCACAGTGAGTCCTAAATTGAAAAGACTCATGTGAACTGCATCGGCAAGACCAAGGGCGTGCTGAAAAAGAACAGGTTCACGAATGAAGTGAAAGACAAGGGTGTCAGATTGAATTCTGCAACCTATTGTCTTGGAAAGATCAAGACCCAATTGGTGAAAATCCAATAGAAGGTTCTTAATCTCTCCAATCGACATATCGTGAATTTTTGTTGTCCTCCCAAGAAGTTTCTTACGATCCTTCTGTTGAAGAGAGGCTTTTTCAACAACCTTACGGATCCAAATTGGATCCAGAACGAACTCAATCCCACGGAGAGTAACGGTCCGAAGGTTAGCGAACCGCTCCTGCAATTTCTGTAGGACGATTTGTTGCCTGA